TCCGGTTTTAGATATATCATAATATTCCTTTGCAACCACGATATCTTTCTGTTCTTTTACGAAATTATGAAGCAGAACCATCTGCGTTTCTATCGTATTTCTTTCTCTGTTCTTTTCACTCTCATAGGAAAGCCTTGCATAAAGGGCTGCATGTGAAACTTTTTCACACTGGTTTTCAGCTTCTGTAACCAAATTTTCTTTATTTCCAACATTCACATAATCTACTTTTCTTGATTTTCGAGCCATTTATACGACCTCCCTCTTTTGAATTTCTATTCTTCCGTCCATACCTGTGCTGACATCGCATCCCACCGACTGTATCTGCCGTAACAGAGATTGATAACAATCATCAAAATTAAATCTGACTTCAATATGTTTTTTGTCATATACTAATATCTGGTCAATCAGTTCAACAGCAACCGTTCTTGTAAGTTCCTGTATATTCTGATGCTCGGCAAAATAATCCAGCCAATGATATTTATCACTTTTTGATTCCAGGACTTCACTGATCTGTTGATCAATGCTTCGGACTGCTTCCTCGGCTTTTTTCCGTTTTTCTGTGTACCCGTCATGAAGCTCTTTATAATCTTCTTTTGAAATGATTCCTTCACGGAAATCCTCATATAGATAATCTCTTAACTCCCGGCATCGCACGGCTTCTTTTTCTTTTACTTCTTTTCTAATTTCCAGTTCTTTTATATCCAATTCTTGAAATGGTACTTCATGGATAAAATCCATGATTTTTTTCATATCAAGGATATTTTCAATATGGATTTTTACCAGTTCCAATACTGTTTCTTCTAGTTTACCCATTGGTATTCTGTGTGCTGCACACGCTTTCGTAGCCGCATGTCTGGAACAGATATAGTAAGCGTATACCTTTCCTCCTGCCGGAACATCCCGTTTGATCATCATTGCCCCACAGTCTCCACAAACCACAAGTCCAGATAATGGATATACCTTTTCCTCGTTCGGAGAAGTCCTTGTATCTATCCCTAATAATCTCTGCACCAGTGCAAATTCTCGTTCTGATACGATAGCCTCATGATTTTTTTCAATTCTAACCCAATCTGTCTCCGGCTTTTTCATCAATTTTTTTACTTTATGGTTTGGTGTTGTTCTTTTTCCCTGCACCAGAGTTCCAGTGTATACTTCATTTTCAAGGATTCTTTTTACCGACATGGCGCTCCATTCTGCCTGTTCGTGTGTTTTAAAATTATCCTGAATCCTTATTCCAAGACTGTGCTTATATTCCATTGGCGAAAGAACACCCTGTTTGTTCAATGCATTGGCAATTGCTGTCTGGCTCATACCTGATAATTTCATGCGGTAAATTTCTTTGACGATACCTGCCGCATATGCATCTATCACCAGTTTGTTTTTATTATCTGAATCTTTCTGGTAGCCATACGGTGTAAACGCTCCAATATATTCCCCATTTTTTCTCTTTACTTCCAGGTGGCTTCTTATTTTGATAGAAATGTCACGGCAATATGCATCGTTAATAAGATTCTTGAAGGGAATCACGATTTCGTCTGCCTGACTTTTTCCTTCCAGGCTATCATAATGATCATTGACCGCAATAAACCGCACGCCAAGTGCCGGAAATAATCTTTCGATATATTTTCCGGCATCAATATACTCACGTCCAAAACGGGAAAGGTCTTTTACGACAACACAATCCACAATTCCTTTTTTGATATCTTCCAGCATCATCTGAAATGCAGGACGTTCAAAATTAGAACCACTGTAACCGTCATCCACCCGTTCTGATACAACAACTATATCCTTTTTATCTTTTAGGAAATTTTTTATCAGATCTTTCTGATTTGAGATACTGTTGCTTTCACGCTTTCCAACAGTAGCAACATCGCCATCTTCTTTCGATAAACGAACATAAATGGCTGCATGATAGATTTTCTTTGAATTGTTAATATGATTCATCTTCATCCTCCTTAGTTTTACCTTTCCATCAACATTGGTAAAACCCAGAGGGTGAGTCGATTTTGTCCTGATTGGAATGAGGAGTCCTGAATTCCTCGCCTCCATATTAACATAACTCTTCAGATTTTACCATCACTTTTTATACAGAAAGCAAAAGTTCCTCAAATGCATCTTCAAAAGATACTCCATTGTTTGCAAACCGTATTTTCACTTTTACATTTCCTATACAGACAAGATAGGGATTTCCCACCTGTCTGAGATATTGAGCTATTCTTTTTTCTTTCGTCTGATTCCGGTCAATCCTTATTTTTCGGATGTCCTTCAATTCCTTCAGATCTACATCATCAAAATCCGTTTCCAGATAGTTTCTATATTCTTCCGCAGTCATGACCTTCTCCTTCCATTCCCATCTGAATCCGTACTGCTTTCAGTACCCGATCCAGGCTCCACTTATTTACTCTTCCGCATTTCTCAATAATGCATTTTGTAGAAATGCTCATAACCTGTTCAGCCAATGCCAGGCTTCCTTTTCGGATCCCTGTCATGTCGTATTTACTGATAAATACATGCGTTGGTAAATACCGCTTCTTATATATTCTTGACGTCAGCGGAACTACTGTAATGACTGAACTATATGTATTAGCTTTGTTGTTACTTACTACGATCACCGGTCTTACTCCTCCCTGAACCGAAGTTGTCGGGAACATACCGAGATCCGCCCATAAGATATCTCCTCTTCGAATCGTCACTTGTCATCTCTCCAATCTTTTTAATTTGTAAAGCATTCATAGCGCTATATTGGCTCCACAGGGATACGGCAGAGTTCCTTTCCAAGACGGAAAGCTCTGCCGCATAACCTCTATAGCCAATTTGATTATTAAACAGTGCTCGCTCGATTCTATTTATCCTCGATACCCCGAATCGTTACTCCTGCATCTGCAGGGAGGGAATAATAACCTGCCCGGATGCTATACTCCGGACCACAACCCAAAAACTCTCGTTTCCAGGCTCTGGCAGTTCATAGGTTTACCAGTTACAGACTTCTCAGGGGCTGCAAGTGTATCGCATCTCACACATGTCATCGCATCACCAGTCTGCCGACTGGCTTTGGTCAGTGCTTTTTCGCAGTATTATTAGCTCAAAAAAGTTTTTTACGTCTTATAATCCTATAGCGGCATCTTCCTCGTGCTCACTGTATGAAATGTCACGTCAGTTTTCATGGTGCATTTTAGGGAGTCCTTAAAGCTCCTCTAATTACTAAAGTCAAATGACTTCGACAGATGCAAAAAAATTTCCGAATTTTTTAAAAAAATTTTTTCATATACATTTCACGCATTTTATTAAGGATCGTTTTCAGCTTGTAAGCTAATACCTGTCTGGAAATCCCCATAATCTCTGCCATCTGTGTCTGTGTCTTGTTTTCAAAGAAAATGCCGTAAATAATCATGCGTTCCTCTGAGTTCAGTTGATTGATCACTGTGTGAATATCCTGCTGTTCCATTTTTGTCAGTACACAGTGCTCCACATCACAGTTCAGATCTGGAAAATCCTCAATCATGAAGCCTTCTCCATCAATGGACTGACCGCTGTAAGGTACTTCTCTCAGCATCTTATCCACAACCTCACCCAGTTCATTCTTAATCTCAACTTTTTTTGCCTTGCTGCTTCTGTAAAAATTATTCATCGCATACGCAACTTCTTTTGTAATCTCGATCATTTCTCCATCAATATTTGCGTAATACTTTCCTTCGTAAAAATATGGGTGTTCAATATACATATCCGTTCCTCCTGAATTTGAAATCTTGTTGCTCGTTTCAAATCCAGAAGGCGGACCTCTGTTTAGGATCATGCCTGCTCCGCCTTTATCCTGCCGGGATACGCCCGCAGTTATTGGCTGAGAAATTTAGGCACGAAAAAAAGCCCCAGTAGTTTTTTCTTAACTACTGAGGCTTTCGTCTCTTTCTTGTATTCGGTTATCTATGCCTTCTTTCATCAGCATAATCATTGTATCAGGATAAAGTTCACAAAGTATCCTCAATACGTTCCCATAAGTTCATGTCATTATTAGAATCGTACATATTTCAGTGTAAAAAGTTCACTATTCAAATTCTGATTATTTATAGTTAATATGTTCTATCAAAATGACTATTTTCTTTTTCATTATTTAATTTAACAAAACAATTCCTATGCCAAAAGGCGGAGTTCACTTTACATTTTCCCCACTAAAGCTGAACAAGTCGAACTCTGTATATGATATTATCGTATACAGGAATATGTTTTGTTTGGTGTATCGAAGAAAATAAAAGTAACGGCATTGTATGTTACGAAAGTGATATACAGTGTCGTTATTTTTATGCTATAATGCGGATATGAATTTAACAAATCGGAATTGTGCGCCCAGACAAGGGCGAG